AGGTGCAAGCGGCGGTTTCCTTGATGCTATGAGATCCTTAGGTGATACTATTATGGAATTAGTCACACCGGGTTCTAGAAGTTTTGCAGGCTTTGGTGACAAGGCACGTTCGTTTATGGATACAGTTTTTGGGCCAACAGGATTTGTTACAAGGGCTATAAGAACATTTACAGGATGGATTGCAGGCGGCGGTATGCAACGAGCACTGGATTGGTTAATAGAAAAAGCAACAGCCGTTGGTACTTTCTTTTCAGAGTTCTGGGAAGATGCTACTAATGGTCCGGGATTATGGGCTACTGTACAAGATAGATTTAACGATTTTCTTGATTATATGTTTGGTGAAAGAACTGAAGACGGATCAAGATTGGGCGGCAAGTTAGAAGAATGGTTTGATAGTATTGGATCAGCATTTAGTGGAAGTTTCTTAGAAAGATTAACAAATAGTGCATTGTCTTTTTTACTAGGCGAAGGTACTACAACTGGTAACTTTATGGAACGAGCACAAGAAAAAATCATGGATTTACTCTTCGGCCCATTGGTAGATGTAGACCCCAGAGATCAAGAAGTAAGTATGCAACGTCAAGGCGGTATAATCAACGGATTATTAACTTCTTTAGGAAACTTCTGGGACAGTGTTTTCGACGATGGCGGCCATGCCGATACTGCGTGGAACTGGTTAAAAACCAAGTGGAATAGTTTTGTTACTGATGTGTTTGGAGAAGGTGGTGCTGCAAACACTGCATGGACTTGGCTAAAAACCAAGTGGGATGAATTTGTTACTGATGTGTTTGGAGAAGGTGGTGCTGCAAACACTGCATGGACTTGGCTAAAAACCAAGTGGGATGAATTTGTTACTGATGTGTTTGGAGAAGGTGGTGCTGCAAACACTGCATGGACTTGGCTAAAAACCAAGTGGGATGAATTTGTTGATAGTATATTTGCAGATGGAGGACATGCTGATACTGCGTGGAACTGGCTAGAAACCAAGTGGAACAACTTTATTGACAGTATATTTGGAGAGCAAGAAGGAACATTTATTGAACGTGTAGCAGGAGCGTTATCAGATGCAATAGACAAAATCTTCGGAAGAGAAGATGTAATACAGAGTCTTAGAAATGCTGTGTCAACTGTTTTCGATGCAGCAATAACAGGTATTAGTAATTTTTGGAACGACCCAGCAAATCAAAATAAAATTGATAAATTCTTCGAAGATATGACTGCAATGTTCCAAAGAGTAGTTGATGCAATTGTTACAGCAATTCAAGGTGCAATTAGAGGAGCAACAGGATCGTCAGCAACTTCAATTGGGCAAGGAGGCAGTTCTACAGCAGCACTCGGCGAGTCAGTTGCTCAAGGAGATATTAGTGGAGCAGCAGCAAACGCAGGTCGTGCGTTGTTTGGCTTCGGAACAATAGATAGAGATCAATTCTTATCAGAAGCCCAGGGCGGGGTAGTAAATTCAATAAATGCCTGGCTAGGAGATGCACTTGGTATGGGTGTTGATGACTGGTTTAGAGGTCATTTAAGATCTGTAAGAGGTCAGCATCCTGAATGGACTGACGCTCAAGTTAGAGATGAAGTACAACGTGGACTTGAACAGTACATTTCAACAAATTACTCAGACCCAACTGAACTTGAAACTATGAATAGGTACATGAGAGAAAGTCTTATACCTACTCTTAGAGAAACTAGTTTTGCAGAAGGTACTAACGGTTTCCAAAACTTTGGACAAGGAACATTGTCAATGTTACATGGATCAGAAGCAGTTGTACCTCGTAACTCAGAAGCAGGAGAATTACTACAGGCATTCTATGACAGACAATCACAACCTTCGGTAGCAACTGGTACTCAGAGTATGTCCAATGACAAGTTAGATCAGTTAAATAATACTATGATGCAGGTAGCAAGTTTGCTTTCACAGGCATTAGGAGTACAAACAAGAACAATGAGAGAAGTAAGAGCAGGCGGTAGCGATTACTTTAGGAGTATAGGCCGATGAGTTGGAAAAAACATTTTACACCTGTTGCTACATCAATGAACACAACAGGCAGTTACAGTCCTTTTAGTTTTACAAAAGGTACTGGACTAGGTCCTGCGGCAGCAAATTATAGCAGTCATTTGCCTGATGTTTATGTTGGTTCTCCTAATAGAATTGAACGCTATGGACAATACAATACTATGGATAATGACAGTGAAGTAAATGCTGCACTTGATATCCTTGCAGAATTTTGTTCACAAAAAAACAAAGAGAACAGCACTCCTTTTAAATTAAAATTCAATACAACTGCTACAAACACAGAAGTACAAATACTCGGGCAGTATTTAAAGCAATGGTGTAAAATTCAAGAATTTGAAAAACGTATTTTTAAAATTATTCGTAATACATTTAAGTACGGTGATCAATTCTTTATTAGAGATCCAGAAACACAAAAGTGGTTCCACGTTGACCCTGCTAACGTAACAAAAATTATTGTTAACGAGAGCGAAGGCAAGCGTCCTGAGCAATATATTATTAAAGATATCAACATTGCATTTGAAGCATTAAGTGCTACAAAAATTAATACAAACAATGCATATGGACCTGGAGGCAATCAGCCTGGTTATCAAACCCTTGATCAAAAATATATGACAGGGCAAACTCCAGATGCAAACACTAGTCGCTTTAGTACTGAATCAAACGAATCTGCTATTGATGCAGAACATATGGTGCATTTAAGTTTAAACGAAGGCCTTGATCAAAACTTTCCGTTTGGTAACAGTCTATTGGAAAGCATTTTCAAAGTTTATAAACAAAAAGAACTGTTAGAAGATGCGATTATTATCTATCGTGTACAACGTGCTCCTGAAAGACGTGTGTTTTATGTTGATGTCGGTAACATGCCTAGTCACCTTGCTATGCAGTTTGTTGAGCGTGTTAAAACTGAAATTCACCAAAGACGTATTCCAAGTAAAACAGGCGGCGGTCAAACTGTTATTGACAGCAGTTACAATCCTCTGTCAATCAACGAAGATTACTTCTTCCCGCAAACTGCTGAAGGTAGAGGATCAAAAGTTGAAACACTTCCAGGTGGTACTAACTTAGGAGAAATTGATGACCTTAGATACTTCACTAATAAGTTGGTACGCGGCTTACGTATCCCAAGTTCGTACTTACCAACTGGAGCAGATGATGCTGCTAGTCAATACAATGATGGACGTGTGGGCACCGCTTATATACAAGAACTCCGCTTCAACAATTATTGCGAACGTTTGCAAAGCCTAATCACAGATGTGTTTAACAACGAATTTAAACTTTATCTAAGTCAAAAAGGTGTTAACATCGACCTTGCAATGTTTGATCTTAGATTACAACCTCCGCAAAACTTTGCAAGTTATCGTCAAGCAGAACTTGACAACAACAGAATTAGTACATTTACCAACATGCAACAAATTCCATTTATTTCAAATCGTTTTGCATTAAAGCGTTTCCTAGGTCTTAGCGAAGAAGAAATTAAAGAAAACGAACGTCTGTGGATGGAAGAAAATGACGAAATGTTTGATGTTGGACCACAAGACGCTGCTGGCAGTATGCGTGACGCAGGTATTACTGGAGCAGATATTAGCGGAGATCTTGAAGCAACACAAGGCGACGAACTCGAAGGTGATAACGATATTGCTGGCACCGACGGTAGTGCTATTGGAGGAGATACAGAGGATACAACAGCGCCATCTGTATAAATACAATATGATTTTACGAGAACTATATTATTTTGATAAACAAACAATGGAGCCAGTTGAGGACGATCGTTATAGTGAAGACGACGATGCATCTGTGATGAATCTAGATGATACTCGTAAAACACGTTTAACTTTGAGGGATATTAATAAGGCTAGACGTGCTGACGATATGCATAGAAAAGAGCAACTAAAAGATTTGTCTCATGTTCGTGCAATGTATGGTATAGCAGCACAAGCGCCTGAAGAAACAGTCTAAGGAGACATCTTCTTGGCTAAAAAATATCTGCCCGGTGAAACCAAAGAACAACGAAAATTACGTAAACAAATAGATAAAGGTAAAATAAAAAACCCTAAAACTATTAACAAACCGTTGCTAAAGCCTGTTGCAGTAATTGAAACAAAAACTCAACCAAAATTTGAAGAACCAACTTACTTTGACGAAAGTGAATCTGTTGCATTTGTTTTAGGCAACGGAACTAGTAGGAGTACAATAGATCCTCATAAACTTAAACGTCACGGAAAAATTTATGGTTGCAATGCACTTTACAGAGAATTTGTCCCAGATGTTTTAGTAGCAGTTGATACTAAGATGATAAGAGAAATTTCCGCAGTTGGGTATCATTTAAAATATCCTGTTTGGACTAATCCAAATCGTTATACAAAAGAAATAGTTGGATTAAATCTTTTTAATCCAAATTTGGGATGGAGCAGCGGACCTAGTGCATTGAATCTTGCAAGCAAAGATGGATTTAAAAAGATTTACATTTTAGGATTTGACTACGAAGGAATTGGAAAACAAAAAGAACTGGTTAACAACATATATGCAGGAACCGAAAATTATAAAAAAGTAAACGAAAGGGCAACATATTTTGGAAACTGGCAAAGACAAACAGGTACATGCATTCAACGACATCCAAAGGTTAAATACATCAGAGTCATTCCAGATGCTGGAAGTTTTGTACCGGAGAACCTAATTGGATTACAAAATTTAACACATATTACAATAGATAATTTTAAAAATAGATTTAATTTGTAACAAAAAAAATAAAATGGGCTCGTTTGACCCCATTTTAAGCGTATATTTTCAATAAAGTGTAAATATAACTGACAGCCTTGCAAAGATATATAAAGGAGATTGACATGACTGATCGCAATAAGTTTGAAGAGATGCTTGAGCGTCTTATCAATGAAGACCGCGCCGGCGCAGAAGAATTATTCCACGAGATTGTAGTAGAAAAATCACGTGACATTTATCAAAGTATCATCGAAAGCGAAGATGAAGATATTGATGAAGCAGAAGAAGATGATCTAGATGAAGCAGAAGACGATGATCTAGATGAAGCAGAAGACGACGATCTAGAAGAGTCGGACGACGAAGACCTAGACGAATCAGCAGACGAAGAAGTAGACGAGTCAGAAGAAGACGACCTAGACGAGATGTTTGGTCTAGACGAGTTTGAAGTTGAAGCAGACCCAATGGCAGACATGGGCGGTGACGCAACTGACGACATGATGGGCGACATTGCTGCAATGGGCGGTGACGACGAAGGCGACGACGAAGAAGGTGAAGGCGGCGCAGAAGAAGCATTTGCTGATCTAGAAGACGCACTAGAAGCACTTAAAGCAGAATTCGAAGCCATGATGGGCGGCGAAGAAGGCGACGACGAAGAAGGCGAAGAAGAGCCAGAAGAAGAGTCATATGCATTTGAAGCAGAAGAAGAAGATGACGAAGACGATGAAGAAGAAGTTGAAGAGTCACGTCAGCCTAAATCAGCAGGCGAGCAAATGCGCGAGTATGTTGAAAAAGTGTCAGCATCAATGGGCGACAACGGTGCAAATACTCAATCAATCGTTGCAAAGCCAAACAACATGGGCGGAAGTGCTAAAAACATTGCTCAGTCAAAAACTGAAAACGGTGTAGAAGCAAACAAAGGCAAAATTCAAGGTTCTGCATTAAACAACCAAACAGCAAAGGTTGATGATGCAGGTAATGTCAACAAAGTTGGCAACAAAAAAGGTGCGGCAACTAAAATGTCAAACCAACCTGGCCATGGCGCTGAGAAAAAGGGCAAGCCAGAGACTGCTGACAAATCAGCCAGCAGTATGTTAAACGGCGCTCCAAAAAGAGCAAAGTAAGGACCGAAGATGCATTTACTACGTGAACATATGAGTTTCGATAAGGCTAGAATGGTCGTTGAATCTGCTAATGAAGGCAAGGACCTTTACATGAAAGGTATTTGTATTCAAGGCGGAGTACGCAACGCCAACCAGCGTGTTTATCCCGTGAATGAGATTAGCAGGGCTGTCACCACTCTCAACGAGCAGATAGCCGAAGGATACTCTGTATGTGGCGAAGTTGATCATCCTGAAGGACTAAACATTAACTTAGACCGTGTTTCGCACATGATTACAGATATGTGGATGGACGGACCAAACGGTTATGGTAAATTAAAAATCCTACCTACTCCGATGGGACAACTAGTTAAAACAATGCTTGAAAGCGGAGTTAAACTAGGTGTCTCATCGCGTGGTAGCGGCGAAGTTAACGAGTCCGGTGATGTATCGGGCTTTGAAATTATTACAGTTGATATAGTTGCCCAGCCAAGTGCTCCGGGCGCATACCCAACACCAATTTATGAACACCTAATGAATACAAATGGTGGATACAAGGCATTTCTCAACGCAAGAGAACTTCAAGGCGACAAAAAGGCACAAAAATATATTGCAGAGAGTCTATTAAACATAATAGACAGGCTCCAGTAAAAGGAGATTATGATGGAAGCACTAAAAAACCTTTTAGAGAGTGATGCAATTTCAGAAGCAGTAAAAACTGAAATTCAAGAAGCATGGAATGCAAAGGTTAAAGAAAACCGTATTGCTGTAACTGCTGAATTACGTGAAGAGTTTGCTAAAAAATACGATCATGACAAATCAGTTATGGTTGAAGCAATCGATTCTCTTGTAAGTGAAAAATTAGCCGAAGAAATGGCTGAGTTTCACGAAGATCGTAAGCAATTACACGAAGCAAAAGCAAAATATGCAGTTGCTATGAGAAAAAATGCAAATCTACTAAAAGGATTTGTTATGGAATCTCTTAAAAAAGAAGTTTCAGAACTACACGAAGATCAAAAAGAAATGGCAAGCAAATTTGCAGTACTTGAAGATTTTGTTGTAGAACAACTTGCTAAAGAACTTGCAGAGTTCCAAGAAGATAAAAAAGATCTTGCCGAAACAAAAGTACGTCTAGTACGCGAGGGCAAGGCACACCTGGCTAAAGTTAAAACAGACTTTATCCAAAAAAGTGCTAAAGCAATTTCAGAAACAGTTGAAAAAGGTCTACGTTCAGAGATTACTCAACTTAAAGAAGATATTGATACAGCACGTAAAAATGATTTTGGTCGTAAGATTTTTGAAGCATTTGCTTCAGAGTACATGAACTCACAACTTAACGAAAAATCAGAAACAGCAAAACTACTAAAAGTTCTTAATACTAAGAATCAACAAATTGAAGAAGCAAAAGCAATGGCTAAAAAGGCTGTTAAACTTGCAGAAGCAAAAGACACTGAAGTTAAGCGTCTTGTTGAATCAACTCAAAGAACAAAAGTAATGAATGAACTCGTCGGACCTTTAAGTAAGGACCAAAGAGAAATTATGACAGACTTACTGGAATCAGTTCAAACACCAAAACTACGTGCGGCGTTTGACAAATACCTACCGACAGTAATTGCCGGTAAATCTCCAGCGAAGCAGAAGGCGGTTTTAGCAGAGGCAAAAGAAGTTACAGGCAATAAAACAAATAGTTCAATTAACGAAGCAAGCGCAGCAGATCAGAACGTGATCGCAATTAAGCGTCTTGCAGGATTATAATAAGGAGATAAAAATGTCAGAACTACTAGAAAGTCGCTGGCAGGAGACAAAAAGCGCACTTCTTGAAGGCCTTTCAGGCAATAAAAAAGCCGTTATGGGCACAACCTTAGAAAATACCCGTAGGTATCTTGCTGAGGCTGCAACTTCAGGCGCTACTGCTGCTGGAAATATTTCAACACTAAACCGTGTGATCCTACCAGTGATCAGACGTGTTATGCCAACAGTTATTGCAAACGAACTAGTTGGTGTACAACCACTAACTGGTCCAGTTGGTCAAATTCACACTCTACGTGTACGTTATAGCGATTCATTTACTGATTCAACAGGCGGAAGCGTAACAGCAGGTGAAGAAGCACTATCACCATTCAAGATTGCAGAAGGTTATTCAGGTAACGCAACTAACAGTTACACTGCAAACTCAACTGCAAATCTAGAAGGCCAAGCCGGCAACAGAATGAGCATTCAAATCTTGAAACAAACTGTCGAAGCCAAATCACGCAAACTAAGCGCACGTTGGACATTCGAAGCGGCTCAAGACGCTCAATCACAGCACGGTATCGACGTCGAAGCAGAAATCATGGCAGCACTTGCTCAAGAAATTACTGCTGAAATCGACCAAGAAGTTATCCGTAGCCTAACAACTCTTGCTGGTTCAGCAGTTGAAACATACAACCAAGCCGCAGTAAGCGGTACTGCTACATTCGTTGGTGACGAACATGCTGCTCTAGCAGTTCAAATCAACCGTGTAAGCAACTTGATTGCACAGCGTACTCGCCGTGGCGCAGGTAACTGGGCAGTTGTTTCACCAACTGTACTAACACTTCTACAGTCAGCAACTACTTCGGCATTTGCTCGTACTACTGAAGGTACATTTGAAGCACCAACTAACACTAAACTAGTTGGTACTCTAAACAACAGCATGAAAGTATATGTAAACACATATGCATCAAGCGATGATATCGTAATTGGTTACAAAGGTACATCAGAATCAGACGCAGCAGCGTTCTACTGCCCATACATTCCATTAATGTCAAGCGGTGTTGTACTAGATCCAGCAACATTCGAACCAGTAGTTAGTTTCATGACACGTTATGGTTATGTAGAACTAACAAACACTGCTTCGTCACTAGGTAACGCAGCAGATTACCTAGGTCTTGTTGGTGTAACTACTGCAAACCTATCATTCAGTTAATAACTGTTTAAATAAATTTATTAAAGGCCCTTCGGGGCCTTTTTTATTGAGTAAATACTCAAAGGAGACTGATATGGAATACACAGGTATTGTTGAACGCTTTGTTGGACTTAAAGGAATTATAAGACCTGACACGTGGGGAAATACAAGAGTTGATGTTCTGTTTGATAAAAAGGATTACAATTTAAAAATTGGAGACAAAGTTATCTATACAAAAACTATTAAAAATGGAAGAACGGTAGTAGTAGAACTAAGAAAAAAATGAGCATACAGTTTTTGAATTTCAACGGTGCAAATGGATTTACTATTAGAGATGACGAATTTGCGTTCTTATTTAAACTTGCAAAAATGTTTCAAAATACATATCCTAACAAGCGTATTTGTTTTATAAGAGAAACATGGCTAGGACAAGAACAGTTTGAAAATTTAATTAAAAATGTAAATTATGATTTATTAGTATTGTTTTGTTTGATGGATCAACATATGATTAATACTAGTAACATAAAAAATTGTATTGAAGTTGGCTATGTTAAAAACAGTGAGTTTTTTTACGATTCATTATCTGTATTTTTTGCAAAAAGATTTGAATATAAT